CAAGATAGGAATTTGAGAAGCCGTAGAAGCAGAATGGTAAATGTCTGCTAATCCATTGGGATCACCAGTAGCAATCTTCTGCATTCCATTTTGATAGCTTTGCTGGAGAGCAGGAAGCAATGCTTGGGCCGCTTGTACTTGAGCATGGTTTTCAATACTCTGACCAATCTGCTGACCAAGATTAGCAAAGCTATTGGCAATCGTTTGATTGCCCTGCATGATCGGAGAAAAGTTGTAGTATCCTACTGCCATAATTTTAATAGTTTATCCTTGTCCAAAAGGATATGCGGTTCCTGCCCCAGTATTTGGCAATGCGGTTAAACCAGATCCCGGATTGCTATATCCTAAATCATTTAAATATGATGTAGCCGTATTCATTGAAGGCAATCCTCCAAGTGTATTTTGATAGCCTTGACCAGTTTGAGATAGGTTATTGTAGTAATTAGCCATTGTGCCAGCATTGGCAATACCCAATCCAGCACTACCCAATCCCTGTAGCCCTTGAACAATTCCTTGGTTTGCGGCTTGTTGTGCCCCATACTGATTCATTTGGGACTGATATTGGCTTTCTGCCATTTGATTACCAATTCCAGCAGACGTAGAAACAAGATTAAGGGCATTAGCGGCAGTTCCTTGAGCCAGACTTCCCCCCATTCCTGTAGCTTGCAGTCCAGCCTCAAGACCAGCAGTAGGTGAAACAACCATTTGGTTAGCCAACTGTTGCCATGTAGGAGCGGCACTCAATCCAAACTGCGACAAACCAAGGCTAGTCTGTCCAAGGTTCCTAGCAAAGTTTTGTGGGGCCTGACCACCTCCGCTAAAGAGATTGAATCCACCACCAAGATTCTGTGCAACCTGTCTATTGATATTCTGCTGAACATCAGTAGGAACATTTCCCTGAATGTATTGGTTAAGTTGATTTAAGGCCAATTCCCTTTGGGCAGAAGACCCCGGAGTTACAAGATTTTGGTTGGCAATGTTTGCCCTAGTCCCCTGCTTTGCAAACTGCAATCCCTGTTGAGCGGCTTGATTATATGATTGCGTACCAAAGCCAAGGGCTTGAGGAGATTCTTGACCAAAAAGCTGATTTTGGAATTGCACTTCTTGCGGAGACATTTGCCCAAACTGCATGGCTTGCGTTGCCAAACTTTGCTGTGGATTGTAGCTAGGAGTATGTCCTGCTTTAGATGCATTCATCGCTTGCATCCCAAGGCTTCCAGCAGTTCCCAACAAAGAAGTTCCAACACCAATAGCCGCAATAGAAGTTGCACTTAATCCAAATGTTTCAAAGATAGGCATTTTACGATGCCTATATTCTGAAATTGTTTGTGCTGGAGTTATGAATCTCATGCTATTTGAAGTTCTTTATGTATTAAACTTGGGCTGATTTCTTTTTTCCACATACTAAATTCTGGTTTAGATGTATCAATTAAAGGATTTTCGTTGCATTCGGTCAGTTTTAACACAATCTCATTAGGATCTTCAATGTTTTCTATGTTAGAATGACAGGTAACCCAAATGGTATCTTCAATATTGTAAAGAAACCTTTTTGTTTGTGGTTTTGTAATTCCCATGTCTCCAGCAACATAGAGGGCTTCTTTTTCAAATCCACCATCCTTGGATTCTTTTAAAACAGCAACTTTCCCTTTAAGTATAAAAAATGGATGCGTTGTTTTATGTTTAAGAGAAACAACAATTGATCCTGCTGGCATAAATATCTTTCTGGTATAAATTTCAGGAGTAAAAAAATGCTCCAAAGGGCATTCAACTTGAGGGGAATTCCCAATTTCATACTCCAACTTATCCATTATAGAAATTTCAGAAAGTTCTTTCATATCAATAGGGCCATGCTGCTCCATCATCCCAAGCATAAGTTGGGATCAAAGCATTCAGCATCATGTTATTAGAGAACTGTCGGATAATACTACCAGTAGGTTCTTCTTGATCGGCAGTCTCCCTGTTCACTTCAAAGATAGCATTCTGAAGAGAAACATTATAAAGCTCATCACTACCTTTGTTCTCACGATAGACAACTGCCATCACAGCAGAAATCATTGCCTCTGGAGTAAACTCAACCTGATCCGTAAGGCTGAACAAATCCTGATAGTTCTTCTTGCAGTAAAGAATAACTGAATCCTTTACGCAACCTTGGATAGCATATCTCCTGAAGCTAGGATTAATGTCGTAGGGCTGGTAGATCGACAAAAGCATTTTAGCTTGATTGTCGGGGTCATAGGCGTACAAACGAATCCTTCCATTAGTCTGTGACTTCGTGCATTGGAAGACCGTCTTGAAGAAGTTGGTGCTATAGGTATATGCAGGAGCAAGACCAAGGGTGATTGTCTCGCTGATCCTAGTCCCATAAGCATCCTCGCCAAAGAAGGTAATCTCCTGACCAGCATCAAGTGGGGACTCCGACTCTAGGCACAGACGATAAGGAGCAAGATCATAGTTCTGGAAAGTAATGTGCTTTCCTCCAATCTCAATGAACTTCTTATTCCCTCCGTTCCAAGCATATCCCTGCCCCCATCCGTTTCCATATCCGCCATTTGCGGCATCACCCCAATTGTCTTGGGGAACAGACTGATACCATTCATTGCCAAGGCTAACAGGAACACCATCAATCCATGCCAATCGAACCTGTTTGTAAATGCTCGGAAGAGTCAGAATACCTCCAACGCATTTAATGCAAACGTACTCACAGGTAGATTCAATATCAGTCTTATTCCAAAGAAGGCGACGAGCCTTATTCAAATACTGCATCAACAACGTAGGATTACAACTTCCGCTATTACCCGCATAGGGCTTAATAGCATCCATTACATAAGCTACATCGTATAGTTGAGGCATAAGACTAGATCATTTCTCCGCTTGAGATTGGCCTTCCCACAAGGGATCGTGTCGCTGGACGTTTCGGGCCAGCAACACTCGGCAACGTAGATAATTTGATGGATGGAGTAGCTTTGGCTTTAAGCATCTTGCTCCTCATCGCTCCCATCTTTTGGAGCTTGGGGAGTTTCATATGCTAGATCCAATCGCTATTGAAGGGAGATCCCTTGCCCATAGAAGTCTCATTGGCAGGGCCACCAACAGAAAATGCTTTCTGATTGGACTCTCCAATAGATTTGATACGGGCAGTACGGGCATCCTTGTAGGCACGGATTGTGGCAATATCGTTCTTAATCTGAACCCTCTGCATAGGTTGCGGAGTGGCATGATCAGAAACAATACCACGCTCGGTGCGATCCACCGTGTATTGAATCCCGTGAGAAGCCATATTACTTCTTGGAAGAACCACGACCCGGAGAGGTCGGTTCAGGTTGCTTGGCTCCAGCGTAGATAATTCCGGTGAACTCTGTACCACGGGGATGATTGCTCATACCTTCCTTGATGGTTCCACGGGTGCTGAAACCCTCGGATTGGAGCTTTGGCTCCGTTGCACGATTGATGTTTTTAGACATGATGGTTAATAATTAGGTTTTGTTTTCGGGGTTAATTTATAAAGTGACCTTGATTTATAAGCAAGTCTTTCTTTTCTTGCCAAGCTCTTTTAATACCTTCTTTCATTTTTCTTAAATGTTCTTCAGATTTCTTTTTTCCCTTTCTTGATTTTGACATTTTTGCTTTTGATTCATCAGTATGTTTGTGTCCAAGGCTATATTTATTTCCCTTGCTTGCTTCGGCTAATTTCTTTTTGTGTTCATCTGATAGTGGTTTTCCAATATGGACAAGAGATATTTTCTTTTTCGCTTCTTCTGTATGATTTTTTCCAAACATTGGGTGAGGATTATTAACCCAATAATTTTTTAATGAATTTGATAATTTCTTTTTTGATTCTTCTGTCATTTTTTTGCCAACATTTCCACCATCAGTAAGATTGTATCCAAAATCATAATCATTAGACTTGTGTTTTTTAATCCATTCTTTTTCTTTCAATTCCAATTCATATTCTTGGCATATTTCTAATATTTGAAATTCAAAAGCATCTTTGCCATATTTGTTAAAAGCCCTTTGTAGATAGATGTTTTTATGAACATTATATTTCAATGTTGAAAAATGTTTACATTTTCTGTAATTTATATCAACACTTTCTCCTATGTACCATTTCCCGTTTATGGAGTTTTTAATTCCATAAATGCCACATATTTTCATTTAATCAGAGCGATCCTAAGTTGGAAACTTGCCAAGTGAAACTTGTAATGTCGGAGTTGTTGCTCAAGATCCAAATCTTAAATTGCGTACTGGTTTGGCTACCAGTAACAATACCCCATGAAGCACTTGCATTCGCTGTTCCAGCAGTAGGAGTAAAGTAACCTGAAATCTGATAACTGGAATTAGCCATTGCAGTAGGAATGGTAATTGTAAATGTTTGAGCAGAATTTGATGCAGTAATTGTTTGTGTTCCACTCTGATAATTAACTGCATTAAGCTGATTAGTAATAGTCAGAATGCTTTGCTGAAGAGCCGTAATCTGTTGAGGAGTAACCTCATTCAAAAACGGAATATTGATTGTAGAATTATTAAGGTATAGCTGATTGTAACTATTAAAAATATCAGCAAAAGAACCACTTGGACACCAGCTACTTGGAATAACCGGACTCAAGATTTGAACTGGTGAAGACTGATTGTTCATAAAGTTTTATCCTTGTACAGAAGCAACAGAGGGTTGTAAAGGCACAATTCTGTAGTAATCAAGGTCATTCGTTGGACAGCAAACGATAGGATCAATCTCGTCTCCAACGCAAACTCCTTCTGGAAGATCCAACTGTGCATTCAAAAGAGCCGCTATCCTCAACCTATCAACAACACAAGATCCGGTAATCTCAACCTTGATTTGAAATTCTGCACCTTCCTGAAGATTAATCTGATTTGCGGATTGGCAGTCGTTAATATCAGGAGAAGGAAACTTTACCTGTGAGTACTTGGGCCTTGAAATAGAAGGCGAACAATTTGCCTGTACAGGAGTGCATCCGTTTTCTGAAATAGAAATCGTGTTTCCAAGTTGGGTAAAGCATGGATACGAGTCAGGAGCGTACAGCATTTCAAACTGAACCTTTTCTTTTAGGTTGGATACCCAAAGCTCCCCGCCAGCAAGTTGCTTTCTAATAAACTTTGATGCCCCCTGATTGGGAGTAAAATCAAATCTCTTGGTAATAAAGTACGATTTGATAGGAACACTTCCATAGACTTGAGAGTAGTCATCTATGCCTGTTGCAAGGACACTACTATTCTGGAGTTCGTAAAGTCTATTCACGCCATCAGAATCAAACGAAAAACAGAATCCACGCTGAACCCCATTGATTTGAGCCGTCAGAAGTTGCGTAGGTTGCGGCCCCTCCCATAGACCATTCCAGCGAGTAGGCATTGAGGCATCAGGGTTAATCCTGCTTTCCTGTTCAACATCCAGAACAATCATTGCCCTGCTAGGACGATGAAGACCGTACATGGGATTGACGTTGGCAACCGTAAACGGAGAGACCGTAGCAATGATGCGATTGTCAAAGAACATTGCACTTTCAAACTGCCTCAACCAAGGCGTGTCATAATTTACCCAAGGCTGAACTTCTCTACTTATCTTTCGGAACGATAGAGCCTCGTAGAAATCAACTTGAGCATTGTTGTAGAATGCCCATCCATCATCCGAACGGAAATAGACATCGTTGTTGACCCCACAAATACTCCAAGGGGATCGGCATCCACGACCAATAAGAGATACCTTTTGGATATTCGACATCTGCCATGTTGTCCTGTCTTGAGAAAGATCCAAAGTAAATGATCCGTTCTCACAGAAAACAACCAACTCGCCTTGCCCTCGGACGTTGATGTTCAAGGAAGGCATTACCCTCATCCCTGTAATCAATCCAAGATTAGCAGGAGGAGTAAATGATCCACCTTCATTCCAATACGTTTGCTCCGTAAAGTTTTGAGTATTGGAAGTCGTAGTAAATCCGTTGCCATAGATAATATCAGAAACGTAGATATTATTTTGAGCGGTACTGACAGCAACACGACCATAGGCATATGCCATAATCGTTCCAACGGGCATTTGTTGAGCCGCTGGATTGAGCCTATAGATGGTATTGTTTTGTTCAGGAGTAATTTGAGTATTTGAAGAATTCGTTGTAACCACGTTTGACCACGGGGTTGCTGACCCATCAGGGTAAACCGAACGAACTTGGAAAGAGTATGCAGTAGTAGAAGATGCCGCTTGATAAGAATAAGAGACAGCACCAGATGGAATTATAGCAATTGTATTGAAAATGGTAGTTGGAGTTTGAACTTGAATTTCTGTCTGAACAGAACCAACTGCATTGACTGTCCAAGTCAAATTGATGTGACCATTGTTATCTCCAACTGCCTGAAGATTTGTTGGTGCATGAGAAATATCTCC